GCGCCATTTAAACTTTATAATACCCGATTATAAAGTTAAAATGTTATCTTATACGTCTATTTCGGGAATATAAACCTCGGGATAATCCGGAAACTTCGCAGCCATTTTAGCAAATAATTTACCGTGAATCTCCACAATTTTATTTTCTTCCTGATAAGCGTGAATCAATTCGTGAATAATAAGGGTTTCAACGTCGCGGTTATTGTTTTCAGCAATAAATAATTTTATAACGTGCCGCTTTAAATCACCCCGACCATTAAAACGCGGAATATATTCGGCATCGTTTGGAGAAGATCTAAAACACAATCTGACTTCAACGGGATATTTAAGATTTAAAACCTGGGCCTGTTGTTGAATAAATTCTATCATACACGCTCCCATATTTTATAACGTAATATTACCAGCAAGATTAAAAAGTTAAAGGTATAGTTGAATAGCAGAGGAATGTCCATTTTAGGCAAAACGTAGACGATAGTTAATATTTCGCCAAAAAACCAACACAATAAAAAGCCCCAGTTTAAACCACGCGAATGTCCCTTTTTAAAACATTCTATTGCTTGCGGTAAACCGCAAAATGCAAAAAGCACAGAACCGATCCATCCGATTATTTCCACGTTAATATAATCCAATTGCGTTTTAGAAAAGGTTCAACGTCATATTCTACGGGTGGGATGCCTTTTAAAAGGCATCCCAGCAATAAAAGCTGGGATGCAAACCGCATATTATTTAGCCTGAAAGTTATCTTTTACTTGGAAGTTTTTCCAGTTATAGGGCACAATATTATCGCGCCAGTTTTTACGATTTACGATTTTTTGAAGAATAGGCAATTCAAAATCACGCGCATCCTCAAGTGCAGTATGCGGCTCGGTTTTAAAATCACCAGTTACAAAGCCACAAACAATTTCGGCATTGGTTTTAAATGTCATATTGCCGTGCTCGGTTACGCGATTGAATGCGTGATTGTCGAGCGCAAATTGACGGAACTTTTTAGTATTGCAAATATTGCCAACCGCAGCCTGCCACAAACAAAAACGATTAGAAAACCCGGTAAGGTCGATTTTAGTGTTCGCGCATTTATCAGCATCAAATGCCAGATTGTATGCGGTTAAAACCGCGTCATACTTGCCGATTGCCTTAGCGATCCAAGTATTAACAGCCGCAACAGATGCCAACATACGCAAGCCGGATTCAATCATTTGATTATACCCTGCACGTTTTTGCTTGGCATAATCAAGCGACCATTCGGATTTAGAACCGGGAATATAGAACAATTCCGAATTGTTGAATTGTTCAGCAATTAAAACCGCGCATTGATTGTGAATAGTACCCTCACGATCAACAATAATACAGGCAAAATCAGCCACGGTATTATCTACCGTTGTTTCAGTGTCCACAATTGCGAAATATTGCTTTTTTGCCATGATATTTTAGTGACCTTGATTAGATTGAATATAAACGGGTTTTATCGGAAACCGCGAGCATACCGCGTTCAGATAGTCTAGATTATCCTCGTAAAACGTCCAATCAGCAAGTGCAAAATTCGGCAGGTTAAAAAACCGGGCCAAACCGTTTGATTTTAGCGTCTTGCCTGATTGTGAATCGTCATGCTTTCGACTAACGATATAATCGGGGCATCCCAATATTTCATTGATAAATCGTGCATCCGGGCGGTTAATAACCCGAGCGGTTGCGATTATCACATAACAATGCGGATCCAACAGATCAGCCTGATATTGTGCGGCCAGCGGCAGCAATGAATCACCCATTGCGCGATATTCATTTTCGCGCCAATATTGCAAATCAATGCTGGTCTTGCCGTTAACGGTAACGGTACGGTAACGGTGCATGGAATCGACGATCGTGCCATCCATGTCATAAACTTCAACTCGATTTATTTTCACTTGACTTTCCTTTGTGTTGCTGAGCCTTGATTTTAGCATGACCGCGCGCCAGGTTACGTGTCAACATTGTAAAATTTTTGTGTGACCAGCACACAACACCACAAAAAATTTACAATTGATTGCTTGACACCCCCAAATTATATATGATATAATTTTGGCGCCACAAGTGTGGTGAAAATACCACACCTGGTGTGTTTCACGTGAAACTATTCCAATTCCATACGGTGATATTTCAGCGGTGGCAAACCGTAGCTGACCATTATTTCACGCCAGCGCTTACCATGCCCGCAACGCAATTCCGATTCACCAAACATCTGATAATCGGCAGCATGTGCTAATTCATGTGGAATGATTTGTTGCATCATGATGACTTGACAGGGTTTTGAGTGCGTCAAAAACTTTGTCGAAAACTCGACCACATTTTCACGCTGCCAGCATCGGCCAGCGGTTCGCGTGAGTCTGCCCGAAACCTGTACAGTGGGCAAAACTCCCAGATCGGGATAAACCGATTGAAAAGCTGCCCACACGGTTTTACAGTGAGATTCGACAATCAGCCGAATCTGCTCACGCTCATGCGATGTCATTCGCCACGCTCCATGCGCTTCCATTCACGGTCGCTCATGTTATTCATGCGCTCCCAATATTGCTGTTCACGCATACGCTGCATCATTTGTTCATGCTCGCGCATACGCTCGGTTTCGGTTTTTTGTTGGGTTTGTTTGTTTGTGTTCATGGATTGATTATAGCACGGCAAATGTATCACAGACTGTAAAATGTTAACGCGAAAAAATTTACAATTGATTGCTTGACACCCCAAAATTATATATGATATAATTTTGGCGCCATGGGTGTGGTATTTCTACCACACCCTGGTGTTAATTATGCAAACATTTCAAAAAACTTGACGGCAACATCGGATGGTTCGTTGTCATAACGCGGAACCCTCACAAACTGCCCTTGTTCCCATTTGTCTAGCGCCACAAACTCACCCATTTTGCGATTGAATGAATCCTCAGCAAAATCGCAAAATGCAAGGGCTACTTCGCAAAAACGGCTATCAGGCCCGCAAGTGGGACGAATCGCAACCGTCATGCCGGATGGTTCATCCGAAAAAAGCTGTCCACCCTGTTCCATGAAATCCGCTTTCATGATTTTGCGAAGGTTTTTTTCGTTTTTTGTCAATTTCATTTTATTTCCTTTCAAACAGGTTGCGAAGCGGCCAGCGCTTCAAAGATTGCTTTCAGTGCAGACTTATTAGCCTTTGTCAAACTTTCCACGTCATTTTCCGGCAGTTTCAAAATCGCGCCAATTGCATCGGCGTGAACGTCTTTTTTCACAGCACGTTCACCGGTTTTTGTCACGTACTCTTTTTTACGATAAACACCCTCACGCGAAAGTTTAGCAACAATCGAACGCACCGATTTGCCCGTCATTTCCGCAATGGTTTCCACGGTAAATCCGGCCTGATAATCACCAACGATTTGCAGGGTTTGCTCTGGGGTATAATTCACGGTTTTTGCAGTCATTTTATTCTCCAGTTAAAATTAAATTGTCCAACCATCAGCGCGCAATTGCGCACGTCCGCTTTCCGTTGTCATCATTGAATTGATGTAATCCTCACATTGGATTGCAATCCGCACAGCATCCGACCTGTCAAACATATTGCGTGGTCGGAAACCGAAACAGTCTTTGTGATAGTCCGACGCAAACGAATACAATTCTTCGTCAGTCCACAATTCCAGATTCATCACAGCGTGACCCTCAAAGAAATGATTTTAGCGGAAATGCCGTAAACCATTGCAAACTTTTTGTAAACTTCGCGAACCGTGTTGGCTTCAATGAAACACGAACCAAACACGCCAACATCTGTCCATCTAACCGTATACGTTTTCATGTAATTCCCTATCAACATGAGTATATTCTACCGGAGCGCCGCCAGGTTTTCAAGCAACAAAAAGTCATAAGCTAATAAAAAAAAGTTGCTGACCAGCGCTTGACACCTCCCAATTATAAAAGGTATAATTGGCGCCAACTGTGGCTTTTACACCACAGTTGGTGTTTCACGTGAAACTTATTTACCCTGGAGCCACTGTTCCCATTTAGCATGACCTTGTTCAGCGTACCATGATGACTCATACTCCTGCATCACCAAGTCTGAACCGTCGGGCATATAGGCTACGGTCTCATAAATCAACCGCTCACCCTTGCGCAGTGCGCCGATATTGATACAGGTTTGAATGATGGAGCCATTCTTCATTCCAAATTCAGCAAAGAACCCGTACATTATTTGATCTCCATTTCAGCCAGCTCACGCAGGTCGGCGTTAACGCCTTCCACCATTAGTTCCTCGATCGTGTTCATCCATTCCACAAATGCTTCAGCATCCGTGCCGAATGCTGCGTTGTATTCTTCGCAGGTGATGTCGTCAAAGGTTTCCATATCAGCTCCTGTTAATGAGGCTCTACTATAGCACGAATCAAAGTTGTGTGATCGTGCTATTGTAAAACGTTTGTGTCACATGCGATCGTCGGAACCGTAGTCCTCATCTGTGCCCCATCCAGCCGATGCCAGTGCCTGCCCATCATCGCCGTCATCACAGTCATCTTCCGGCATGTAATAGTCTGATGCTTCATCGCAACTCCATGCCATGTCGCGTGCCGTACGATAGTCTTTTTCAGCTATCATCATAGCAAGGTTGTGGATGTGGTCGGGATGGTCAACGATCCATTGTGCGATTGCTTGAGGGTTCATGTTGTATGTCCTTAGAATTTTGAGATAAGCCAGAGTTTAACAGCAAAGATTATGATTACAACAACAGATGCAATGATCATTTCGGTTCCGGTCATGGCTTCATCATAAAAAGAATGTAGTAAAAAAACGGGCCGCCGATCAATGCGGCACCAATCAGGGATTGTATCACGAGCTTGATCATATCAGCCCCAGCATTCCACAATGTTCATCGAACGATTTTCACGCTTAACAATATTGATTGCATGTTGCAAGCTTTTTGCATAAAACTGGAAAGCTCCCGATTTATTGTCGGCAGTGCGGTAGTAAACGGTGAAGACCTGAAGATTCGCTTTCATTTGTTTCCCTATCAACATGTAGATATTCTAGCGGAAAGTCGCCAGGTTTTTAAGTAACTTAACGGCATAAGCTTATGAAAAAAAGTTCGTTGATTTTGCTCCAAGAAAATGTTAGACTATAGGGGGGGATACCAGACTGGGGTGTATGGGTATACGCCACCACCCACACCCGCGTAAAACATCAATAACTATCTCAACCCCCCAAGGTGCCAAAATACCCTTGACAAACTCATTCCCCCATGTTATAATTGACCCAACCAGACCAAAATTGTACACTATGTCAAACTTGCCCACTACCACCCCAACTGAAACGCTCTCAATAAGTCCTGAAAACTTGGAAATCGCCAATTGCTACCTACAACTGGGAACGGTTGAAAAAGTTTGTGAAAACTTGGACATCAGTCGCGAACAGGTGATTAACGTACTGCGAGAAACGTCAGTAAAGCGTTACATCGATCATGTGTTCATGGAAACCGGCTTTAACAATCGTGTAACAATGAGGTCAGCTATGGATTCGGTGTTACGCCAAAAGTTTCAGGAACTAGAAGAAGCCGGAACCGGATCCTCAAAGGACATCGCAGATTTATTAGCCCTTTCGCACAAAATGACCATGGAACAATTGCACCTTCAGCTGGAAATTGAAAAAATCCGCCAAAAAGATAGTACCATAAAAAACCAAGTTAACGTGCAAATCAATGAAGGAATAGTAACCGACAACTCCCGCTACGGCGATTTAATCAACAGATTGTTAGGCGGTGGTAATGCTTAAGGTGTCTCGAACCGACGTGGACTTGGAGACAATCACAGACTTTCCGCTTGAAACCCGATTTTTAAAGCTGCCCATAGTTCCCTACTTAAAATTATTAAACATTTATTCAACACTCAATCGACCCCAAATCGCACTAATCAATGCCATCAACTCACCCCGTTACCGTTTTGTTTGCGCAGCCCTAGCCCGACGTTTGGGCAAAACCTACATTGCAAATGTTGTGGGTCAGTTAGTAACCTTGGTACCGAATAGCAATGTGTTGATTATTTCACCAAACTATAACTTGAGTTCAATCTCATTCGAACTACAACGCAAATTGATCAATCATTTCGACCTGGAAATCCAACGCGACAACTTAAAAGACAAATTAATCGAACTTTCAAACGGCTCAACAATACGCATGGGTTCGTTATCCACAGTAGACTCCACAGTTGGCCGTAGTTACGATTTAATCATATTTGATGAGGCCGCGCTGGGAACCGATGGTGAAGCCGCGTTTAACGTTGCACTACGACCCACACTCGACAAACCTAATTCAAAGGCCATTTTTATTTCAACGCCTCGCGGGAATAGTTACTGGTTTACCAACTTTTACAACCGTGGGTTCAGTGATGGCTTCCCCGAATGGGTGAGTCTCC